ACCACCTCCACCAGTAGAGCCTCCACCACCTCCACCGGTAGAGCCTCCACCACCTCCACCAGTAGAGCCTCCGCCGCCTCCGCCTGTGGATTTGCCGCCTCCGCCTGTGGATTTGCCGCCTCCGCCGCCGGTAGAACCGCCACCGCCTGTAGAGCCACCACAGCCGCCTATTTTTATTCCGCCGCCGGTAGAACCGCCTGTGCGTTTTCCTCCGGGAGATTCAGGACCGATTATTGCAGACCCCGGTATGCCGCCCATTCCTGTGCCTTTGCCGGAGCCTGAGCCACCAAAAATAGTGACTCCGCCGCCACCTCCGCCGCCACCACCCGTTGCGGTAGAGCCGCCACCTCCGCCACCGCCTGTGTTTGAGCCAGAGCTACCTATGCCTGTGCCCATGCCACCTGTGAGAGCAGAGTTACCAACGCCTACACCTGAGCCACCACCTATACCCGTGCCTCAGCCAATGCCAATGCCTGAGCCTCCGCGTCCGGTCCCAATGCCTGAGCCCATGCCTCCACGTATGCCGCCTCCTATGCCACCAGCACCGGAGCCGCCTATTTTTATTCCACCGGAGCCCATGCCAGCACCGATGCCTGTTCCGGCCCCTATGCCCGTGCCAGCACCACCCATGCCCGCACCACCACCGCGCATACCTACGCCGGTACCGGAACCACCTATTAAATTACCGGAGCCTCCGCCAAAGATGCCTCCAATTTTTGTCCCTCCTCGTGAGCCGGTGCCCGCGCCTATGCCACCGGGAGGTTCTGGCCCGATAATCGCGGACCCCGGAGTACCTCCGATGCCGGTATTACCGCCACGGCAACCAATGCCTATTAAAGAGGTGCCACCACCAAAAAGACCGCCGGTAATCAGACCGCCTGCTCCACGAAACGACCCCCGAGAGTATCTACGGCGACAAGAATTGATGGACTTAGCGGATCGATTTGATTTTGCAGGTGGGGGCGAGGTGTCACAAGACCCACGGCCCGTGGCCCAAGATCGTCGTAGCGCGGCGTTCATGCGGAACCTACGGACCACGGCTCCCGGAACAATGCAACAAGGGATTATGCCGATAGTAAGGGGTCCTAAAAAGTGACACCTGAGGAAGAATATGGGGTCATAAAGGCCCCTGATTCACCTTTAATGGCGAAGGCCGCTGAAATGTTTCGCGGTCTTGAGCGTCGTGTCGAAGGCAGTCCGGCTGAGTTTATGTTGCCCGGTGGTGGTATTGCTCAAGTTTTGGAGCGTAAGGCGTACGGAGAAGACCCGTCGGCGTTTGAGTATGCCATGGCGGGTTTGGATGCCACGGACATTGTACCGGGGGCCGCGCCGCTTAAAGCTATTTTTGCGGGGATTAGTGCAAAAGGCGCTAAAGCTATAAAAGATCGTGTGGATTCTTTGCGTGGCGAGGGGTTAGAGGAAGGTCAAGATTTATGGAATGCGCAAAAAGGCAAAAAAAACAAAGGGTATTATGACCCTTTAGACAAAAAATTTCGATTTGAAATAAACACGCAAGATGCGTCTTTAAAAAATCCCGTAACAGTAAAGGATGTGGGTTATCGAGAATCGGGGATTGAGGCTAGTGTTCCGCGTGATAAAAAGCTTCTTTTGTCAGAAGTTGTTGATTTTCCTGAACTTTTTGAAAAATATCCAGATCTTAAAAACATAAACGTAGAATGGTCTCCTGAACCAGACAGTGGCTTTTACAGTTCTACACGTAAAACAATTGGCTTAGGTGATGCGGAAAATAAAGAAGAACTAACGTCCACGCTTTTGCATGAAATTCAACACGTTGTTCAAGAAACAGAAGGTTTTTTGGGTGGCGGTAGTAGACAAATGTTTAAGTCTCCTGAGTTTGTTCAAGCAAAGATAGATTTGATGGATCGAACAAAAGCCGCTCAAGAAGAAATAACAGACGCCTTTGCACCTTTTTCTTTTGGCAACGAAGAAACTTTGTCGCCTCAATTTGTTTCTACTCAATTAGTTGAGCTGTACGACAACATGTTGGATTACGCTAAAGGCCCTACGGGGTTTTTAGAAGATTTACGGAAGGTTTACAGTAAAGAGGGTGACGTTCCTAGAGGAACAGACCCCACATTACGAGATGCTGTTAGAAGCATAAATTTGTTTTTAGGCAAAGATCTAGATCGTGTAGAAAAATTTCTTTTAACTAATTCTTCAATGCTTGATGAATTTCAACCTTTGCTAAAAAAAGCAGATGAGTTTGAAAAAGCGGAAAGAGAATTTAGGAGACAATATCGAGCTATTCCCGGAGAAATAGAGGCCAGTAACGTTCAAGTCAGCTACCAAGGGTTTTCGCCAGAAAAATTTGCTATTGAATACGGTTTGACTAGAGATCAATTGCCTAAAGGGTTGATGAACATGTCTCCCGCCGCTATAAAACAAAATGTGCCCTATATGCGAGGTTTGCCACAAGAACAAGCGGTTTTTCCCTTGGTTGAAGAGTTTAGAAACCCACTTAGACCGCAAAAAAAAGCTCAAGGCGGCGGTGTACAAAGCCTTAGTCCCATAGCAAAAGATATGTATCGCGGTTATGATGACGTAAAGCGTGGTGTAGCAACCTACATCCCATACATGAAATAATTTGGAGAACCTATGGCTAACGGTGACGATAAGGCCACGCTATCATCCTTGATGGATAGCACGGCAAATTCGGAGGTAAATCCAGAAGAATTAGAACTGGATATTGAGATAGCTTCTCCCGGTACGTTTGAGCCTAAGATGACCGATGCTTCAGAGGGCATTGAGATATCGGAGGAAGATGACGGCGGCGTTATTGTCGATTTTGACCCATCTGAAATGATAGAGGTCGATGAAAACGATTTTTACCGAAACTTGGCTGAAGAAATGGACGACAGCGATCTGGCGACCATTTCTAACGAATTGTTGAGCGAATACGAATCCAATAGATCATCTCGTTCTGATTGGGAGGATTCTTATTCCAAAGGGTTAGAACTACTGGGTTATACCTACGAAGATCGCACGATGCCTTTCCGTGGCGCGACGGGCGTGACCCATCCTTTGTTGGCCGAGGCCGCAACACAGTTTCAAGCGCAAGCGTTTAATGAGCTTTTGCCGCCCGGTGGCCCTGTTCGCACAGCGGTCATGGGTGAGTTGACGCGTGATAAACAGGCGCAATCTGAGCGTGTGAAGGAGTTTATGAACTACTACATCACCAATGTGATGGAGGATTACACGCCAGAGTTTGATCAGATGCTGTTTTATTTGCCGCTGGCGGGTTCTACGTTTAAAAAAGTCTACTTTGACGAGACGATTGACCGTGCGGTAAGCAAGTTTGTGCCCGCAGAAGACTTGGTAGTGCCTTACACGGCCACGGACCTTGATACCTGCCCCAACGTCACACAGGTCGTCAAGATGGCCTTAAACGACGTTAGAAAGCGTCAGGTGACGGGTTTTTATCGGGATATTCAGGTATTGCCTTCGCAAGGCGAAGAAGCGACAGACATTGCGCAAGCGATGGAAAAGATCGAGGGCGTTCAGCCCAACATGATTGATTATGACTGCACGTTGCTTGAGTGTCATGTTGATTTGGACCTACCCGGTTTTGAAGAGATGGGGGAAGACGGCGAGCCAACGGGCATCAAGATTCCGTATGTCGTCACCATAAGCGAAGATAATGGGCAAATTTTAGCCATTCGTCGTAATTATGACGAGGAAGATGAGCTAAAGCGAAAGATTCAATACTTCGTTCATTACAAGTTCCTGCCCGGATTTGGGTTTTACGGGCTTGGTTTGATCCATACGATTGGCGGTTTGTCTCGTACAGCAACGGCGGCGTTACGTCAGCTAATCGATGCGGGCACGTTTTCTAACCTACCTGCGGGCTTCAAGGCCCGTGGCATGCGAATTCGGGACGATGATGAGCCGTTACAGCCCGGTGAGTTTAGGGATGTAGATGCGCCCGGCGGAGCAATTAGGGACAGCTTGTTGCCTTTGCCGTTCAAGGGTCCGGATCAGACACTGTTTAACCTGCTTGGTTTTGTAGTGGACGCAGGCCGTCGGTTTGCCACTATTACGGATCTTAAGGTGGGCGATGGTAACCAAGGTGCCGCCGTAGGTACGACGGTTGCAATGCTGGAGCAAGGCTCGCGGGTCATGAGTGCTGTGCATAAGCGCCTGCACTACGCGATGAAGAAAGAGTTCAAAATGCTTTCGCGAGTTATGTCGGAGTATCTGCCGCAGGAGTATCCGTTCTCTGTAGAGGGTGGCGATCGCTCTATCATGGCGTCGGATTTTGATGACCGTGTAGATGTGGTGCCGGTATCTAATCCGAATGTTTTTTCACAAGCACAGCGCATTGCCTTGGCACAGTCTCAGTTGCAGATTGCGCAACAAGCGCCGCAAATGCACGATTTGCATGAAGCGTATCGTCGTGTGTATGAAGCGTTGGGTGTCCGTGATATTGACAAGATTCTATTGCCTCAGTCTTCTGACGAGCCAGAACCTAAAGATCCAGCGCAAGAAAACATTGATGCGTTGAGCGACACAGTCTTGAAGGCGTTTGAGGGTCAGGATCATGACGCTCATATCATTACGCACTTGACGTTTGGCACTTCGCCCATGGTTGCGCAGAATCCGATTGTTGCCATCAACCTGCAAAAGCACATCTTGGAGCACGTCAAGATCAAGGCGCAGGAACAGGCGGCGGTTCAGCTTATGCAACAGACTGGCGGTCAGCCGCTTAACCAAGAGCTTGAGCTTGAGTTGGATGCAATGGTTGCGCGTATCGTGGCGCAGGAAATGCAGAACCTCAAGCAACTGTCTGCACAGATTTCTGGTCAAGGTCAGGAAGGACCCGATCCGCTTGTTCAACTCAAGCAACAGGAGTTGCAGTTGGATGCACAGCGTCAGCAAGCAGAGTTGGCAATGGACCAGCAAGAACTTGCGATGGATCAGCAACGCATGCAGAACAAGCAACAAGAATTCCAGCAACGTTTGCAGAGCCAAGAGCGTCAAACACAGGCTAGAATACAGGCCGCGTTAGAACGTGAATTGTTAAAGCAACAAAACCAAGGAGGCTAGTTATGCCATCTGTAAAAATTATGGGCGGACCTATGAAAGAGCCGCCAAAGCCAAGCCGTGACGCAGACATTGAAGGTCAGGGCAAGATTCCTTACTGCACAGTACAGGATGAAAAGACGCCAAGCATTGGCGAAGGCAAGGTAACCACTGGCAAGAAACGAGGCATGGGTGCCGCGTTGCGTGGTGGTCGGTTTACGAGTGCGTAATCATGGCTAAAAAAGACAAGGTTAGTAAAAAAATAGGGGTCTTAAAAGACGAAGGCTACGGTCAAGATCAGGCCGTAGCTATTGCGTTGAGCATGAAAGATGCGGGCAAACTAGCTAAAGGCGGAATGGTCAAAGGCTACAGCCCAATCGTGATCAAAAAACAGAGGTTCAAAGGCATCTTCTAATTGCCTTATTGCATATCGCCTGCTATAAAACGCATACATATGTTATAAAGGAGATATGCATTGGACGGCCTACAATTGGCGCAATCCTTACAACGGCTTGCAAAAGAACGCCGCGAGATGATCCTAGAAGTGCTTGAGCACGATGGGGTCACTAACATGGAGCAATACCGCGAGTTGATGGGAATGTTAAAAACCCTCAACTATTTTTTACAGGAACTCAGTAGCCTGCTAAACGAACAGGAGCACATCGATGACTGAAACGTCAAGTGTTGACTTAGACGCCGCGAAAGAAGGTGTAAAAAACCTTTACGCTGAACCAAAAGCCAAAGTTTTAGACCCTGAAGCGATGGATAAATCGCTACTAGAACGAATGCCCAACCCTACAGGTTGGAGAATGTTGATCCTCCCCTACCGCGGCAAAGAAACAACTGACGGCGGTATTATTGTCCCAAACAAAGTCCT